GGGGGGGGGTTGAAGTTATTGAGTGAGGAGAATGAAGTGGGGAGGATAGCGGTGGGGGAGATGAGGAGTTTTGGGATGAAGCAGTTAGCGGGGGGTGCGTGGCGGTATAGTGCTCCGGGGGGTGAGCATGATGATTGTGTAATGAGTACGGCATTTGCGTGGTATGGGGTAAAGAGTCGGAAAGCGCCGATGTCATTTGATTGGTTGCCGGTGTCGATAGTGAATGCGAGGGCATTGGAATGGATGCGGTGAGGTTAGAAACACGGGAGGTGTATAAATGGCTAGTGAAATGCGGGAATTAGGATCAACGGGTCTCAAGAAGCAAGGAGGCGTCGTTTATGAAGAGTATTTGAATGAATTGTCTGGTTCTCGCTGGCTATCGGTTGTGCGCGAGATGCAGGACTATCCGTTGGTCAACGCCATGTTATTTTTGGTGGAGATGCAGGTGCGGCGAGTGGAGTGGAGTGTCAAGCCAGCGGACAGCAGCAAATCGTCGCGCAAGTGGTCCGATTTTGTCAGGGAGTGCATGGGGGATATGTCCTTCACGTGGGAGGACACCATTTCCGAGATTATGAGCATGTTTGCCTACGGTTTTTCCCTGACAGAGGTTGTGTATAAGCGACGGGAGGACGATGGTCGCATTGGCTGGCGCAAATGGGGGATACGTTCCCAGGACACGATTAGCGAGTGGGATTTTGACGAACATGGTGGCATACGCGGCGCTGTTCAAGAGGATTATTACGTGGATGCTGCGCGCAGTGTGCGGATTCCGATTGAAAAACTGCTTTTGTTTCGGACGAGCAGTCGCAAGAACTCGCCGGAGGGTCGTTCCTTCTTGCGGGCGGCCTATCGGAGTTACTATTTAGCCAAGCACCTGGCCAATACGCAGGCCATTTTCTATGAGCGTTTGAATGGCATTCCTGTCGGGCGCGTGCCTTCACAGATACTCTCCACCAGCGCGACGGCCTCCCAGCAATCAATTTTATCGGACATGAAAGAGATTGTCGTCAATTTGCGCGTCGACGAACAGGCGGGCGTGATATTGCCATCGGATCGGGATGAAAACGGCAATCGTTATTACGAGTTGGAATTGATGCGTAGCGATGCCGGTGCGGGTTATGACATTGAAAAGACCATCATTCGCAACCATCAGGAAATACTGATGAGCATCTTGGCGGACGTGATTATGATGGGCCAGACATCCGCGGGCAGTTTCAATGTTGGCAAAATCAAGATGGACAATTTCTGGACAGGCATTGACGCAATTGTAGCTGGCATTGCCTCCGTAATCAACAAGCACGCCATTCCCCGTCTCATGCGTCTCAACGGGGTGTCGAAGAAGTATTGGCCTTCCGTGAAACCCGGCAGCGTGCAGCGGATTGACCTGGACGCGTTGGGCCAATTCCTTGTGCGTATGGCTGGCAGTGGAATCAATCTGGAAGACGCAGAGCTACAAGCCTATTTATTGCGCCAGGCCAACATGCCTGTGTCCACAGAGTTGGCCGAAGGAAAGATTGTGCGTCCAGCGCCGACACAGGCGCAAGGCAGCATGGCGGACGTGGGGCGTTCCTCCCTTGAGGCCACAAAACAGCGTAACACGCAGGGAGAAGGCGTAAATGGACCAAAATAACAGAGTCCCCTTGACAAACACTGACAGTTGCGTTACCATAACAGTCAGTGAGGAGCGCACATTGTTTTTGGGAATGCGCCAGTCTCTTCTGATGCAGATAGCGGCGGAGGAGAGGGCTTATCACGAAAAGAGAGCGCATCTGTATTCCCAACTTGGATTCCTGGAATCATTTCTAGGGATTGAGCGGACCAAAAAGCGCTGAATCGCACTGCTACCGAATTCTTTGGCGGCTTTGAGACGAACCATGTCTCAAAGCCGCTTTTTTTATGAATTGACAAGGTTTTTTATGCCCTGGCACATCTTAATCAAGGACAGTCAATACTGTGTGGTCAAGGACAGTGATGACGGCATTGTTGAGTGCCATCCCACCCGTGAAGAGGCCGAAGCGCACATGAAGGCACTGTATACGGCAATGGAAGGAGAAGAGTATACGGACAAACAGGAATGGCGTTTGTTTATCGAGCATCAGGTGCAGCCAGAACAGTGGATACCGTATCTTCCCATTCCGGGCACGCTCAAACACAAGCAGTATGGGAAAGTGTCCTTCACGCTAGAGAAGGCCAAGCGCCTTGTCGAGAACTTCAAGAAAGGTATTTATCAGCGTCGCCTTCCCATCGACGCTGAACACCAGACGAAATTGTCGGGCGCGGTGGGTTGGATCACAGACATGCGCGTCAACGACGATGGTTCGGTGGATGCGCTGGCTGAATGGACAGACAGGGGCAAAAAATTACTCGCTAACAAGCGATTCGGATATATTTCCCCTGAATTTTTCCCCAATTGGATGGACCCATTTAGCGAAGAGATGCACCAGGACGTAGCAGTTGGGGCTGCGATCACAACCCGTCCATTTATCAAGGAAAGTCGTTTGCGACCATTGCTCGCCAACGAGCAGGGGCTAGATTTCGTGACAATTGAGATCGAAGAGACAGGAGTTGAAGAAATGCCAGAAGTCAAGGAAGTGGAAAAAGAAGTTGAGGATGTTGGACAGGCCGAAGAGTACGTGGAGGTGAAGGATTTCGACGACTTGCGGGAACGGTTCGCAGAGGCGGAGGCGTCTCGCGCCGAGGCGGAGGCCAAGAGCGTCAAGCTAACCGAAGCCCTGGATGCCAGTAACGCCCGCATTGCCCGCATGGAGGAAGAGGCCCAGACGCGGCGCTTCTCTGACATGATTACAGGCGGGGAGAACACCTGGTACGGCAATACGACGACGCATCTCAACGTACTGCGATCCTTTGCCGAGGCGTTTGGCGAGGATTCCAACGAGTTCGCCGAATATGTTCAGCAACAGCAAGCGCTGGCCGAGCAGGTGGCGACGAGCGAACTGTTCGCTGAATATGGAAGCGCCCAGGAAAGCAGCACGAAAACAGCCGCCGACGAACTGGACGAGCTCGCCCGCCAGATTCAAAAGCAGAATGGCGAATTGACATATCAGCAGGCGTACAGTGAGGCCCTCGACCAACGTCCTGACCTGTACACCCAGCATGTGAAGGGAGAATAACAATGGCGTATGAAGGTCCAAAAATCACAATTCCTGGCCTGACCGCCAGCGCCGACCTGTCGGCAAAGCAATACTACTTCGTGAAAGTGTCGGGTGCGGGCACAGTGACCGTATGCGCCGCCGCCACTGACGTTCCGGTGGGCGTATTGCAGAATGCACCTGCAAGCGGAGAGGCCGCCGAAGTGTGTGCATTCGGTGTAACGAAAGTTTCCAGTGACGCCGCTGTGACTGCCGGGAACCACATCGGCACTTCCGCCGATGGACAGGCGGACCCGAAAGTCTGGGGCACTGACACCACCGAATACATTGTCGGACAAGCGCTCGAAACATCGACAGCCGCGGGCGGAATTATCGCGGCCCTGGTTCAGTGTGCTGTGCCTGTCATGGCCCAGACCAGCGCATAAGCTGAAAGGAATCTTCTATTATGGCACAACCAACTGCACAAGCAGTACACGCTGTCGATGTTCCGCTGACGAACATCAGTACTGCTTATATTCAGAGCCAGACGAACTTCATTGCGGACAAGGTGTTCCCTGTCGTCCCTGTTGAAAAACAGACGGACAAATACTACACGTACACCAAGAACGACTGGTTCCGCGATGAAGCCCAGCCCCGTGCCGATGGCACAGAATCGGCGGGCAGCGGTTACGGACTGAGTACAGCCTCCTATTCTTGTGATCTCTATGCCATTCACAAGGATATTGGCTATCAGGCCCGCAACAATGCTGACGCAGGAATCAACCTGGACCGGGACGCCACCGAATTCGTGACGCAGCGTCTTATGCTGCGCCGGGAAATCCAATGGGTGTCAGACTACTTCACCACAAGCGTCTGGGGCACTGACAGTACGCCCAGTAACTTGTGGAGTGCATACACCACCTCTGATCCGATTGATGACATCGAGACGGGCAAATCTGCAATCTTGTCCGTTACTGGCTTCGAGCCCAACACCCTGGTTCTGGGATACGAAACGTTCCGGTATCTCAAAAACCACCCGGACATCATTGACCGCGTCAAGTACACCGTCAACATGGTCAATAACAACGTCACCGAGTCCATGATCGCAGCCCTCTTTGGGCTGGACAATGTTTATGTGGCGAAGGCTGTCAAGGCGACCAACGTCGAAGGCGAGACTGCGGCCTACTCCTTTACGCATGGCAAACACGCCCTGCTCTGCTACGTGAACCCGCGTCCGAGTCTTCTGGCCCCTTCCGCTGGCTATGTCTTTAGTTGGCGCGGTGTGGCAAACGGTATTGCCGGTGCGGACATCGGAATTTCTCGTTTTGACGTGCCTACACTCAAATGCGACCGTATCGAAGGCGAATGCGCCTTTGACGATAAGGTTGTTGGCTCTGATTTAGGGTATTTCTATAACGGCGCGGTGGCCTGACGTTTTGCTTACGGGGAGTTGGTGGATATGTGCTTTTGCATCCAGGATAAAACACGCTGTTTGACACTATCGATGTCAGAATTGATGGAATTGGATGGAATTCGCAATCCGATCCACCCTCTTTCTTTCATCATGGAATCGCGTCGAGCATCACGTTCTTTTCTGAATCTATGTACGCTTCCATCAATCTCGATATAAAGATTGTGCTCTGGTAATGCAAAATCAAGACGAAACATTCTAGGGAGTTTGTTTGTGTGGACGTTAGTTAGGAACTTGAATTGGGGAACAAATTCAAGAGATTCTAGCCACGGAGAGATAAGTTTTTCTTCTTTACTGATTCTCTGTACTTTGGACCAAGCATTATCAGGTGCAACTCGTTCTCCATTCGCGTACATCTCCTTTGCTTTCTTGCTAATGTTTTCGTTTTTGAGTTTGCGGGATGCTTCAATACATTCCGGTTTTGAGCAGCGCACCATGCCATATAATCTACTGTGTGGAGTTCCGGGATACCTAGTCGGTTCACCACAAATTCTACACGGCAAATACTGCATAACACTTGGTTTGGTTGATTTTGTCCCCTTGAAGGGTGAAGGTTTCTTGTTTGGATAATCATAAGCACATCTTTTTGAGCAGAATTTTCGTGTTGTGTTCCATTCCTTGAGGCTACACGATGACGGTTTTTCAAATGTTTTGCCGCATGTCAAGCATTCTTTTGTGAGAACCATATTCATATCCTTTCGGTTATTTAGATGACACGATACCTATATTTTACCATTGGTTGTTGAGTAACGCAACCATAGAAAGGATCATTATGCCTGCATATCAAACAACCTATCAGGTTGTGCGTCCTTTCCCTGGGCATAAAAAGATAGGCGAAATGCTGACAGCCTCGGATTTCGCCTCACCTCATCGGGCGGCCCAGTTGCTCGATCAACGACGCATTGCTCCTGTCACGGTCAAGAGTGAATATCAACCATCTGTTCAACAACTCTTGGGAACGACGATCCGTTCATTGCGTGAGATAATCGATGACGTGGCGGACGCTTGCGTCCTGCAAGAAGCGATGACGCTGGAAGAACGAGAGGTGGCTCGGACCATCTACGAGAAGAGGCTACGAGAATTGGAGGGACAAGATGCCCAACCGACTAACTAAAGGCAAGGCGCTTTTTGGCGCTGCCGACCTGACAACTCTTGCCATCGGCGGCACAAATGTGACTGCAACCGCCGCGGAAATCAATCGGGTCGCGGATGCGTCGGGTCGTATCGTCGATGCCACAGCCGCTACCCTGGCTGTCACCGAAGCAACCCATGACGGGAAAGTAATCACCCTGAACCGAGCGGCTGGTATCGCAGTCACCCTGCCTGCTGCTACAGGGAGCGGTGCAAAATTGCATCTTATCGTGGGCACAACCGTGACCAGCAATACGTCCACCGTCAAGGTGGCTGATGCAACAGATGTGATGACGGGCACGGCAACAATGGCGCAGGACGCAGCCGATACAGCCGTCATGTTCGAGACGGCAGCCACCAGTGACACGATTACCTTCGACGGTTCAACCACCGGCGGTATTAAAGGTGACAGCGTGGAACTGATTGACATTGCCAGCAACTTGTGGTGGGTGCGAGTGATGGGTAGCGCCACTGGTACAGAAGCAACGCCATTCAGTGCAACTGTAAGCTAATTCGGAATAGGAGCGGACGATGAATGAACGCAGCTTCAACGCTGTCCGCCAATGTGAACAAATAGCGGCGGAAATTGCCTCTGCGCACGGTCTTTCCAAACCTCGGTTTATGTTGCCTGCCGGTGGCGACATCGACATTGAGTTTTGGCGAACCATAGAGGCAATTTCCGCTTTCTTGAATGGAATCCCAGGAATGCAGACAGCAAAGACTGAAATTCAGCCTGCCACCCTGCGTGAACTGATTGGTGCGGCGACCATCAAGGAATTGGTTGACATTCCTGGAATTGGTCGAGCAACGGCGAAACGAATTAAGGCAGCGTTTCTGTTGGACACGGAGGGAATATAAATGGCATTATTTGGTACACGAGCGCTGACACTCGACTTTGGCCCCGCCTACACAACCAGCTTTGGCGTCTCGTCCGCTTCTGTAGTTTCTGCGGACATGACGACAGCCGCTGCCGTGACAGACGCACCGACAAGTGGAGAGAAACTTATCATTGTGGATATTATCGCCAGCGCAGATACAGCGATGGATATTCTATTTGAAGAAGAGACGAGTGGCACTGACATTTTCAAAGTATTTCTGCCTGCCAATGGCACGGTGCAGATTACCCCTCGTGGCAAGATAAAGTTAGCAACAGCCGATAAGAAGTTGACGGCGAAAGCAAGTGTGGCTGGCAATGTCGCGCTAACTGTCACGTACTATTCGGAGTCTTAGGTAATGTCTTATCCCGTGGCGGCAGTACGTAATCGAAATTTTGGAACGGCCAGCTTCGTGCTGTCCTGGCTTCTGCGCGACAACTACACCACCAAAACGGGGACATTCAACCCGACCGTCACCACAAATGACGGTAGTATTGTGACGTGGGTGATCGGTGGTGTCAGTTATGTCACAAACTCACCGTCGGTAGCGGTGTCGGGCACGACGACGATTAAGCTGTATTGTCCCAACCCGGGTGCCGTGACCGCTATCAACATGTACAGTCAGTCGCTTGGCGGCTCGTTGCACCTGGCTGATTTGACGACCTATACGAGTCTGACGACGTTATCGGCATACTCTAATTCAGCATTGGCCGGTACCGGAGCGCTTGCTGATTTGCCCGCTTCGATGACATATTTGCATCTCGGCAGTACCAGCAGCACCATTACCGGAGCGTTTGCTGATTTGCCCGCTTCGATGACAAATTTGTATCTCGACAGTACCAGCAGCACCATCACCGGAGCGCTTGGTGATTTGCCCGCTTCGATGACAAATTTGTATCTCTACAGTACCAGCAGCACCATTACCGGAGCGCTTGCTGATTTGCCCGCTTCGATGACAAATTTGTATCTCTACAATACCAGCAGCACCATTACCGGAGCGCTGGCTGATTTACCGTCGTCGATGACATATTTGCATCTCGGCAATACCAGCAGCACCATTACCGGAGGCGGCACGGCGATGGCGGCTGTCAATATATATAATCTACAAATTTACAGCATGACAATGAGCCAATCCAATGTGGATAGCTGCGTGAGTCGCCTGTACAGTGATCGTGCATCGTTTCTCTACGCGTCGCCGGTGCTGTCAGTTGGTGGGACAAATCCAGCGCCGAGTGGCACATACGCGGATGCGACTCCACCCACGACAGGAAAAGAATATATTTACAAATTGGTAAATGATCCAGACGCAGAGGGCTTCAAAAAATGGGCAATCACATACACGGCATAGACAGCATAGGGTGAAATATGGCAATTTTCAGATACATTCGGGGTGGGAAAATCGTGGCAGATTTAGATCGGGGCGCAGGGGATGATACGGCGATTCCTGCCGATGCGTCGCTGGTTGACGTACAGCTAATTGAAACGCTATTGACACAGGCGGGCATTACCGATGAGCAACTTACTGCGATGCTGGGGCTAGTTGATGAGCGCACGCAATAATTATGTGGCCGGGATTACGGTGCGCCAGGCGCTGATGGCCATTGCGCCGGGCGTGAACTTCGATGATTTTGATTTGGGGTAGGCAATGACAACCACCTACGACACTGCGAACGATATAGGTAAAACCCGTCTCTACGCCAACGACACCAATGTCAGCAATGCCGCCTTTACTGATGAAGAACTGCAAGTATTCATCGATCAGTCTCCATCCAACAATTTGAGACTAGCGGCGGCCTGGGCGCTGCGCACGCTCTCCTTTGACACAGCGCGACAAGGACGATGGGTCGAAGCGAAGGTTAGCGTGGATGCTGCCGCCGAAACAGCCAGGAAACTGGCCGCATGGCTAGAGAAGCAGGCGATGGCTGTAGATGGCATTTCTATGGAGAGCGCTGCTTCCTATCTGGTATCGCCCTGGGCCGGTGGCATTTCCGAGGCGAACAAAGATACATACGATGACGACACCGACAGGATAAAACCTGCTTTCACGGTTGATTTACATACACATCCTGACACTGTGGATTGGGTGAGAGACACCAGCACATGAGTGATGTTCTTTGGACTGATATTGACAATTATCTATTGACCAACATTCTGGCTGATATGGGCAGTGCCGGAAGTTATGGAACATTGATTGTCAATGAAGTGCTGCTCTCTGATTCGTTCAAGCCATCGGAATACAACCCGCCCAGCGTAGTTATCTTTTCTAATACGGTGCGTCCGGTCGAGCAAGGTCCGCACGGTGATGGCAACATTTATGTGTTGAGCGAATATCGCTACTTTATTGCTTGCGTCGATGATGCACAGACAACCTATGCCACGGCCAAAGCCAATGCGCAAGAATTGGTGCAAAGATTGCGGGAGGTGGTTCGCTCTCGCTTTGCGCTAGGTGGACTATCAAGCGGGATTAGCGAGACCGTAATGGACACCCAGATTGCAGATATGCGGGTGGAGGTTTTGGGGGGACAGCAGGGAGGAAAATTTCGAGGCGTTGGCGTACTCCCAATTATAGTGAGGACAGAGACATGAAAATACGTTACACCAATCCCAATGCTCTCACCCATGATGTACAAGTCCCCGTTATTCAATCAGAACCGATTGAGTATCAAGGGGAGTATGAAGTATCGAAGAATGTCGCCGCAAAATTACTCGGAACTGGATTTTGGGAAATTGTTGACGCTCCTTTACCAAAGACAGAAGAAGGCAGTGATTTGCGTCGGGTTCGCGGCATCGGTAAGCAAACTGCGAATGCTCTTTTCGGAAAAGGAATCGACAGCATTCATGCACTTATCAAAAAAACACCAGAAGAAATTGACGAAATGCTGGATGGAAGTTTGAACTACGTGACAGTCGATATGATAGCGGGTTGGCAGGCCAATGCCCGTCAATTGATGGAGGAATAATTATGCTACACCAAACTGCTCATTTTGGGTTGGCCCTGCAAAGTGCGAAAGGCACAGCAGCCACAACCAACTTTATCCGTGGACGTGTGTTGTCACATGCGCTGAATCCCCGCTACGATGAAATTGACACCAGCAATGAGCATACGGGCGTTCATGATCGAAGCACAGCCGTACAATCAACGCCAATCCGCTCTGGCAGCATCATTGATGTCACTTTTCGCCATCGGCTTTATCCAAGCATGATCGGCAATGCACTCCTGGGATATGGCTTTACCGTCAGCACATCCACACATAACACCCTGACGATTGACGCCACAGGCGGTACATTCACACTCACCGTGTCTGGCCAGACAACGGCGACTATCGCGTTCGACGCCGCCGCATCCGCTGTGGAATCAGCATTGGAACTTCTATCCACAGTGACCGTCGCCACGGTGACGGGGAGCGCTGGCGGTCCTTATACTATCGCCATTGATAGCAGCACTACAGCAGCCACTTTCACGGCTGACGCCGGTAGCTTGACGGGCGGTGCATCCACGGCGACGTTTGATGGGTGGTATTATACGCATGCCTTCACTCTACCCAGTGCGGACAGCGAAGGATGGCTCACGGCCTATGATTATCTGGGAGAGACGGGTGGATTTGACCGTATCGCTACGGATGTCCGTTTGAGCCAACTGACTTTCACCGCCGACAATTCCGGTATCATCGTGGCTGGCACTGGACTTGGCATCGCGCTGGCGGATTCCAGTGGCAGTGAGACTTTTACGGCAGAAATAGACGCGGCTCTCAGTCAGGCCAATGGTGCTTTCACATTGACCAGTTCCGACATCACGGCTGCGACGCTAGGGACGCCGCGCAGTCACACGCTGACTCTGGACAATCCGCTGGATGACAGCGAACAAGAACTGCACACGATGAACCGGGCCACATTCTCGCCTACGGGCAAGAAAGTAACGGGTACGCTTTCTGGCTTGGTGTTTTCCGAAAACATCTTCAAGGAAATGTATTGGGGTAGCTCTAGCGGCACAGCAGCCGTAGTTACTATCCCAGAGAGCACTGACTTGACGTGGAATTGGCAGAGCGCCGGAAATATCTCGTCTTCCGCTGCCGTTCCCTACAAAATGACATACGACATTCCCATTGTGCAATTTGCCATGCAACCATTTGACGTGACAGCAAGCGGAAATATCCTGTATGATTGTCAGTACACGATGCTTGACGCCATTTCCACTGCACCCATCACCATCACGTTGCAGAATGATACTGCTTCCTACGCTGGATCATAAATTGAGATTATGAAAATACAAGTTTTGTACACATTGCCTTCCAGCACACCGGAAAAGGCGGAGACTTATCGAGTGACAGTTCGCGCCGCGTCTTATATTGACCGGGCGCATTACTTCGCTTTGGCCCGTGAGGTTGAAGAATGGTACACAACGAATACGGGATTGCAACTCGATGACGAAACTGACGATCCCGAATTCATTGCTATGCGTAACCTATGCTATTACCGAGCGGAAATGTTGTGCGCCATTGATAGAGAAAAAACCACAAATGGCACAGACTATCTATGCGAGTGGAAGAATGGGAAAGAGGACGCAGAGTTTGAACGGAAACAACTTCCAGGGGAATGGTTGACACTGGACGGGATGGCGCACACAATGCCATCCGATTTCATGGATGAATGGTTGTCAGCCACGCGCGAACTCAATGCTGGCGTTCTTCCAACGGTTCCTGATTTTTTTGGACAGGCGACGACGAGCAGGAACGTTATCGACTGATCGACGAGCAGAAGGAAAGAGTGGACGATATTCTTTCCACGCTGATCGACAATGACGATGACGATGACGAACCGTTCTACATGTCGCCAGATCGCATAGAGAAAGAACGATTTCGTTGGATATTGCATGACGAACTGAACGCGCACCTGTTCGTTTTGTGGAGTAATATGGCGGGGATGGGAGGAGAGCCACTTGCCAATCTATTGCGACTGGCTCACGAGCCAGGAAGCGCGGCTCTCTTTCACGATTTCGGTGTATTGAGCGCTAGGCGCAAGAAACTGGAAAAACAGCGTGATTTCCTAAGAGGAAAGACGAAGTGATAACACTAACAGCCACAGAGGAAAGCCGCCAAGACGTTCAAGAATTGGCGGCTTTTTTTGAAGGATTGAGCTATCCGACAATTGAAATGCAACAAGGAGTTGGCGACATCGTTCGTCGGATGTTCGGTGAGCACTTTGATGCAGAGGGCAGTCCCGCCAGTGGCCCGTGGACAAATCTTGCTGATTGGACGAAAGAAGAGCGAGAGTTCTTAGGGTTCAGCCGGGCGCATCCTATCTTGCAACGAACTGGCAGTTACCGTAGAAGTTTCACTATCTTTCCATCCCTCGACAGTTTCCAGGAATTGATGACACAGCCAAGCGGTTGGACATTGGAACTTGGCAGCACCGATTGGCGTGTGGATGAGCTTGAGGGCGGACGTGAAGGGCCGCTGGATATGGACCCGCGTCCTGTGACGCTCATGTCACAAGGCGAAGAAAGTAGAATCGGAGATGTGCTCGACAATTTGTTTGAGCAGGCCGCCAGGGACATGGAGTTGACTCATGGGTGACAGAAACTTCACATATAGAGTCAATGTTGACACAAGTTCTGTGAAAGCCGCCGCCAGGGATATGGAAGCACTATTTGCCGATTCTATTCAGCAAATAGAGAGCCGAATTTCAACACTCGCGCAGAAGGCCAGCATGGTTTCCGTTGGCGGAGGCAGCGGACGAAGTGGAATAGGAAGCAGCCGCGGGGGTGTCGGTAGTGGTGGCACAACCGGAATGGGTGGCGGACTTGCACAAATTGAAAAGTTCAAGAAAGAGCAAGCTAAGTTAGCCCAGCAAGCGGAGAATGAGATACGCAAGGTCGGTCTAACACAGATGCGGGCCGAAAAGCAATATCAGGGCGAAGTGCGCAAGAGCTATCTAATGCGAATGCGCGCCGAAGATATGTATCAGGCCGAAGTGCGCAGAACTGGCCTGATGCAGAGCGAAGCGTTACAAATGAACGCTGATTTCGACGCTGGTCTACTTGATGGACAAGGCAAGCAAATAAAGAATCTTCAATCGTCCTGGTCTGGGTTGGACCATGTTCTCAAGACGGCATTCCTTGCCTACGGCGCTTTGCGTTCTGTCCAAGCCATTACGCAAAGCACAGTCACTTTTGGGCAAACGGGCGCGCAACAGCTTCGCACGCTGGAGACATTCCAGAATCTTGGCGACCGTATAGGTGAAGATTCCGAGAAGATGGCCGCTGCCGTCAAGAGCGCATCCAATTCGTCTATCTCTGATATGCAGGCCATGCAACTAAGCGCCAACGTGCTGGCGCAGCGCTTTGCTGGCGACATTGAGGATATTTCAGGCGATACGGCCACACTTGCCCGCGCCTCACGTCGATTGGCGCAGATTTACACCGATGAAAACGGTGAATTGCTCACAACAGAACAAGTGTTCAGCCGCCTTATCAAATTCGCCCGTGAAGGCAATAAGGAACTTGTCGATCAGTTTGGCATCAGTAATGAGCTGATCGCCCAGACACTAGGCATTCCCAATGAGGGTTTGCGTGGAGCGGAAGGGGCTGCTGACCGCTGGCGCGGCATGGTGCAGATTCTCAATGAGGAATTAGAGCGGCTTGGAGAGCCAGTAGATAGCACTGCCGACAGGATGGAACAAGCATTCGCCAAAATGACAACGGCGATGGACAAGTTGCGACAAGCCAGCGCAGAGCCAATCACGGTAACGGTGGAAGTAATAGCAGGCGGGGTTGAGAGCTTTGCAACAACAATGGAAGCTATCAGCGCTATCAAGGAAGCACAGTCGCTTTGGGAGGAAAGTCAGACAAAGACAAGCGCATCGCTAGATATGGTGAGAGATTCGTTGGGTGTTTTGAACAATGCTCTTGCCACAGGAAAAATGAAACCAGCCGAATACGCAGCAAATGTTATGCTTGTGGTTGACGCTTATCACAAAATGGAGAGTGCTGCGAGACGGGCAGGGATGGCAGTAGAAGAGTCTATCCCAAGCCGAGCTCGCGATAACGCGATTTCCGCCAGAGCGAGAGGCGTTGTTGCTGGTACAATTCCCCTCAGTCAACTTTCTGAAGAAGAGCAGAAGTTCCGCATGTCGGTTGGCAATAGTCGAGAACAGATGGACCTATTGAAGCTAAATTTGGATGGTCTGGTTATAGGTTCAAAGGCATGGCTCGACATGATGGAGAAGATTATTGCATTGGGCAATACAATCGCCGAAGAAAATCAGCAATTGCGTGATGCCATTCGCGGAAAGGTCGGTGATTATCATCAGGCGCAGCTTGGTGTGGCAATGTCTGGCGCTGATACGGCAGGACAGATTGCACTGCTGGAGGGTTTCAGGGACACTCTTGTTGAAGGCTCTCTTGAAGACCTGAAAATACAAGAGAAAATCGGCGGTTTGCAGACGCGGCTTGCTGAAGAAAATGCCCGCGCATGGCAGAAGTCAGCCAAAGAGGTGGAAAGCCTATTCAAAAGCGCTGCTGATAAAATCATGGGCATTCCTGGCGTCACCAGCTTGACACCTGTCACTCAGAGCGGATTAGATCAAGCAAAATATGGCGTTTATCGTGAACAGCCTGACGAATTTGTACGTCGGGCGCGAGATGAACTTCTTAATGGTGTGAACCGTCCAGATGTCAGCAAAGAACAAGTGGCAAAATTGACTGGATTGCCAAGTGATTTGCCTGGGAAAATCTTGATAAGTCGTCTTGAGGAAAAATGGCAAAGTGGAAGTCTGTTTTCTGACAAAGCCAACCTTTCTCTGTTGAACATGGATTCTATTCGTGGACGCTATAATGACATGAAAGCGGGGCAACAGGGGCGGGCAAATGAACGTCAGTATATTATGAGTCAGCTTGGCGTCAGCGCATCGGATGCGGCCATGCTCACCGGGCAACAGGCTCCTATTGTCGGAATGCTCACCGGAGGCTTGCCAGACAGCGAAGTTAGCACACAGCTACAACAATCGTTAACAGGTCCATTTAACAGTGCTATCGGAGAGATGGATTTCGCCAAACCCATGATCGATAAATGGACCGGTGAGCTTAACAGCGACGATGGGCAGAAAGGGCTGAAAGGACTGGGCAAGATTGCCGCTCTTGGTTTCTTTCAAGGCTTCGAGGATAATATCGGTGAGAGTGGATTTGCCGCAGCCATTATATCAGCTATCAAGGCAGATATAGCGAAAGCACTGGCTGATATGGCAAACAATCAGTAACCGGGGGAAACACAAATGGCTGTTCCAAGCATAAACGGGACGGGTGTTCCGACAAGCATGAGCACCAGAGGGCAATATCGGTTTCAACGCCAGAGAGTTGGTGGCGTAAATGGTTCTGGCGTAGCGCAGGCTGCTGGTCCTCAATCTGTAATGTGGGTGTTCGGTTACATGACGCAGACCGAAATGGATTGGTGGTATACAACCATATTGAGTGGGTCGCTATCTGCTACATTGACAGCGGCGGAACTCAAAGACGATAATATGGCAGATCAGACATTCACGAGCGGGGTTCTCTATCGACCGGTTTATGAAAGTTATAGCGCTGGTCTATATCGTAAAGTGACAATTGAGATTCAGCATTTGCTGCCGATTTTGTGAATTCGAGGAAAACTACGTATCATGGCGATACTTTTTATGGATGGCTTCGAGATAGATTTTGCTGATTATGATAAAGGTCTTTGGACTAGCCAATCGAGTAGTGGTGCGGGCAATGGTGACCTTTTTTACGTCAGCACACAGAAACGTACTGGGAATGGTGCATTATATCTTTATACCGGTGGTTCGTTTCACGCGAACCTCTCGCTTTCATTAGGGACAAACTATACGGAACTCTACTTCGCTTTCGGTTTCCGTTACAGCGGATCGATGTCGCCGTTTGGCGGTGGGGCAACCTCCATCGCATTGCTCTCGACGCTTTCGTCTACTAGCGCCACCCAGGTTACTTTGGCACTCAATGCCACGAGCAAGGTGCTGGAGGTTTTCCGTCAAAGCGCGAGAGATACATTGCTGGCGTCTGGCTCTACGCCATTGACAGCCGACACTTGGTATCACATTGGCCTTCATGTTGTTATCAGTGATACTGTGGGCGTTGCCGATGTAAAGCTCAATGACGTATCAGAAATCTCGACTTCCAGCCTCGATACCAATAATTCTGGCTCAAATATCAATACCATCCTTCTTGGTATATCTACAGAAGGGGGACGCGGTGGAGCCACTTTTTACTTCGATGATTTTGTGGTCAATGACACCAGTGGCAGCGTAGCGAATGGTTGGCTGGGTGCTATAGGGGTGGAGATGTTGACGCCCAGTGCCGATGGCAACTATTCAGCCTGGACAAGCACTGGAGGGGCTGTAGATTACACAGAATTGGACGATGTGGCATCCTACGGCTCTCTGCCTGACGATGACACTACGACTATACTGAGTGGTACAACCGATCAGCGAACGTCAGTAGCGTTGTCCGATACGACTGTCAGCGGACAAGTCGAGGGCGTGATGCTTTGCACCTACGCTAAGAATAGTGGGGCGGGAGGCGATCAGATGTCTCAGGGAGTGCGTCTCTCTTCAACTGATTATGATTCCACCGCTTTTGCGCCGAGCACATCCTATGCTTGGCATTTAGATGTGCTGACAACGAATCCCGCGACTTCAGCCCGTTGGACAACCAGTGAAATTGATGGAATGGAAATGGGCTGGAAGAGAGTGACTTAATGGCAAATAGTATTGTCACGACGGGCGCAGCTTATGCAGCAACACTACCCAGTGCTGATAGTATTGTCACAGCGGGTTTTGTTTACGTCGTCAGAGGGCCTATCACTCTTCCAGCTGGCGGCGGGAAAGTTGCTCCTGCCAGTAGAGCGGCGAACACATCTTCATCGAATGCGAGAACGGGTAATGTGTCAGGCACGCGTAGAACGGCTCAACCGCAATTCAGCCCACAGTCCATTCTGGACGCAATGGACAATACGGTTGGCTATGTGCAATGGCGCGCCTTCGTCGGCCCCCTCTTCCGTGAAAATACAGATAGCGACTTTTTCGACTGGTCGGCACTTACACTCTCAGCCTACACACCCATCGCAGACACGACGACAAGCACGAATACTACTGCCGTAGCCACGACAGTTGATTTGACTGACGCATCTTCTTTCCCATCTGAGGGCGGCCTATGGATTGGCCCAAATGCAACGGGAGAGTCCTGGGGATATGCGACTTACACAGGGAAAAGCGGCAATCAACTGACCGGATTGACCAGAGATACGGTTGATGCAGAATATACGGGCGTGCATACGTCGGGTGCTGTAGCCCGTTTTTGGTGGGAACTAGACACGGCGACGGCTGAGCCGGTTCTGCGCGAAATGATGGACAATACATTTAGTTCTGTGTTTTGGGAGTTGACGCTTGAGGGAATCGTTGCACCCATACCGGCGCTACGGGCCAATCATCTTTGTCTTGTGCAGAAAAGAGAGTTGAGCGGTGGTTCTTGGGGCAGTTGGACCAATTGGCTTATCGGATGGGTAAAAGGTCATTCAAACAAAGATGACGCATCCAAGAATCGTCCCTGGTCATTGCAGGTGACTGGATTGAATGGCATTTTGATGGAAAAAGAGGCGACCGGACTTCGTGTAGGCCCACCGGATATAGCTGACAATGCGAATATCACCGTCAGTAGCACGTTGTCGCCCGCTTACAAAGAAGCCAATACCGGAGAATTTACGGGCAGCAATCCAGATATTAGCGAACAGGCTCTTGTGGATAATGACACGTCGTCACCGTGGATTAGTGGTGGTTTTGTGGGCAGCGATGACGATCCCGGCAGTTCAATTACACAGGTGCATGTGGCGAATTATCCAGGGCAAAGTGACGGTTATCGCTGGATTGAAATATCTGTGACAGTTGATATTGTAGGAGAACGCAATCTAGGTGTTGCTGTTGATTATTTTGTGGTATTCAAGGACTCCTACGAGCTCAACTATTCCGCCGGTGACACCATTATTCTTGCTGAAAATAAAGCGCTATTCGAGAGCGAGAACCCAGAAAATAAGGCAACGGCTACTCTGGACCTGGCCGATTATCAGTTATGGAATTACAACAACAATAAGCAGACTGTCGATTTGAACGGGGCGACCGGTGGGACGTTCACATTGACATGGAACCGTTCTGGGAGCGGTTGGAGTTCGGAAACAACAGGCTCCCTCAACTGGAATGCTACTGCCCAAGAGGTGACAGACGCCTTCGACGCATTGACACAACTGAGCGCAGAGAGCGTTTTTGTCACAGGGAATGATGGCGGTCCATTTTCCATCACCTTTGTCCGTGATCAGGGTTCTACTTCTGCTATCGCCACGTTGGTCGTCAATAGCAGTTTGACAGGTGGTGGCACACCAATTGTGACAGTGGATCAGGCAGGAGGGAGTGCTTTCGATACGACGAACACAGCCGACACACTGTTTGACTACATCGATGAGAACAACGGAATACTGCGCTGGTTGCAGTTGAACACAGATGTACAGCAAATCGTGGCTTGGGGCACAACCTATAGTATCTGGGCGCAAGATTTGACGCAAGGATTGGGCGGAGGAGCAAATCATCTTTGGTCAGGCGCGCTGTTGACAGCGCCAACAGCGGGACAGACCATGCGCCGCACAACCACGCCAGCGGCTATCGCTGACGATACAAGCAATTGGGATGTAAGCAGCGTAGCCACGCCAGGGTACAAGATGGTGGCTTATGACGCTGGACCGCCTGAAGTGCTTGCGACAAAAGAATGGATATACTTCGATTTGCCTACAATGGGTCTCTCCTTGTCCGCTGACATCGACAACGCGGTCACAACCATTGTTATTGCCAAGCAAGATGAACCCAACGTTGATGGATTGCCAGCCAGCGGAACAATCCAGGTGGGTATAGAGCAAATCACATATACATCCATCGACAGAAGCACAGGGACCATCAGCGGTGGTGCAAGAGGAGCGAATAGCACAACGGCTGTGGTGCATTTGTCTGGGGATACCGTCTATTTCGTAAATAGTGGTGTAGCGACCGAAGCCTACCCAATTGACACCATCGAGATAGAGAGACCTTCCGGTTTTAGCGTCCCAGAAGATTTCGTCATCTACGGTTCAGAATTAGTGATCGCAAGAACTCCAGACGAGGAAAGCTACACGAATGACTACACGACCTACGCCACAGTTACAGCGAATGCCAGCACAAGTTATTCGCTTGACCTGTCGGCTACTGCTCCGCGTATTCGTTATCTCTTGATTGAAATAACAAAGATGAGCGAACAGCCTAGTCGTGTAAAAGTGAATGAATTGCGGGTGCTGGTTGATGGTGACGTAATGAATAGTGACAACTATCTTGCCAGCGGAACAGTGGCAACGGCGATGAGCACGCTGCTGCAAGGAATCGGAATTCCAGCCGGTGCTATCACTGATAATGGTGATACGCAGACAGTGACCGAATACACAACGCAAACAGATTTATTGTGGTCTGTCTTGGTTGACTTGGCGGAATTCACAAATAGCCGTATTACGGTTGGACGTGACAGCAAGTTGACATTGCAGAGCGACCCATTTTGGGGAGTTAGTGGCACACCATCCGAATCTAGTGAATTCACGCGTACAGAAGCAGCCCACGTAGAGTACAATAAAACGCCCGCCCGCAACGTGGGGCAAGTGGAAATGAAATGGCGACTCGTTGACAGTGAAACAGAGGACACAGCGTCTTTTCCATCGTCCTACACGACAGGACGCAACATGAGAATCGGTCCATACGTCTATGCAGACTCCACGGCAGCCACGGCAGGAGCGACCAAGCGATATTACCAATTACGTAGACCGTATGATGTCATGGTGGAACTAGCGCAGCAAGGCGATACTATTCGGGCTGGAAGTGTGCGTGGGTTGAATTGGCAGTTGCATGATGACCAATTGGCGCAAAACAGGACATACATGTGCGTGCAATCTTCTCATACCATAATCAAATTCGGTTGGAATACAGTATTGACACTGCTGCAATTGAACAGAACGGATGAACTATAATGCCAGGACGATTATTTCAATCTGTCAAAGGTGATTTTGCCAATCGAGAGATTGTCAGCGCTCTTCAATCTGCATTCAAGAAGAATCCGCGTGTCGTCAATGGCACGTATTTGGGGCGAAATCGTATTTTTGTGAATGGGCAGGAATACAATTTCCAGAATACGAGTGGACAGACCATTGCCACCGGTGCAACTGTCGCAGTTCAAAATATAGGGCGCAAGGCGGCTGCCACCTATGCGCCAACAGATTTGCCTACGGGTTTAGCTGTTAGTGGTGGAGGTGGCGGGGATAGCAGTAGTGGAACATCGACATTGGTGGAACATACACATGCTGACAACAGCAGCGGTGGCTCTACATTGACAGCCGTTACGTCTTTCTGGAATTTTCTATTGCTGAATACCGCTTCTACAATGCAAGCCGGACTTAACAGGCTGGATACATACGGGATGTTCGTGAAAACCACGGTGCAGAGCGGTGCGACATTGACGATTCCGAGTGGTTATCAGCAAATAGTATCAGGAACATATACGGTGGACGGTGATATAGTAATAGACGGGGACTTGGTAATCCTATGAGCGGAACACTGAAACTTATCCAAACTGACAGTCCGGGCACTCCCGGCGCTGGCTATGGTATTTTGACATTGCCTACAGCCAATGACCAAGTGCGCTTGACAGATGGCGATAGTGGCAGTACGCATATTCTTGAATTTGCTTCCGGCGGTGGAACTATTACTTTACCAGCGGCGGGCACAGTTGCGCTGCTGGGGACGGCGCAGACATATACAGCCGATCGCACGCTCAACGACAATGTGAAGCTAACGCTAGGCACGGGCGGTGATGCTGATGTATGGTATGACGGTACAGATTTGCAAATTGACCCGCAAGTGGTGGGAAGCGGGGATTTGTTGCTTGCGCCGAATGGTGGCAACGTCGGCATCGGGACGGTCTCGCCTAATGAAAAACTCGTGGTTGCGGATCTATCGCCAGTAGCTGGCGGAACATTTATTAAAATATATGACCAGTCTGTCGGTACTACCGCGTCACCCATAGAATCCGGTATCAAATTTACTGGATACAGCGATTTCGAACGCGCCCGTATTACAGCCACTGATGAAGCCTCTAACTTTAATCGCGGACAGCTGTTGTTTTATACACAGGTAAATGGCGGTGGCATCACAGAAAAGATGAGAATAGACAGTGGCGGCAACGTCGGCATCGGGACGACGAGTCCAGGGGCGCAGCTAGATATTTTAGCAAGCAGCGCCAGCACCATCGGCCTGGTGGTGGATTCGGCGGCAAGTCCTACGGCGGACATTGCTCAATTTCAGGTGAACGGGACGAGTAAAGTGGTGGTGGATAATGGCGGCAACGTCGGCATCGGGACGACGGGGCCTGGGTACTTATTAGATGTTATAGGTGCTGGTGTAAATGTAGTTGGCAATGCCTATGTACAATCTACATTTACGCAGGATAAAACTAACTATCGCGGTGTTTGGCTTGGTTATGATACTTCTGGTCAAACAGGCATTATTGGTTCAACAATAGCCGCTTCTGCAAGCAATCTTGCATTTTACACTCATACGGGTTCTGTCTTTGCGGAACGGGTCAGAATAGACAGTACGGGCAACGTCGGCATCGGGACGACGAACCCCTTGTCAAAGTTCGAGGTCTACGAGAATGGGTCAAACTCCACTTTGTTGGTTCACGAGGATGCTGGAACACACGAGGCGCAAATTCGATTACGAAGTGGAGCAAATGATATTTATATCAATAATACAGGACAAAATTTAAGTATTGATACCGAAAGCAGCGCTGATGTGTTCACTATATTAAATAACGGCAACGTCGGCATCGGGACGACGAGTCCAGGGGTGCAGCTAGATATCTTAGCAAGCAGCGCCAGCACCATCGGCCTGGTGGTGGATTCGGCGGCAAGTCCTACGGCGAATCTGGGCGAGTTCCGCAACAACGGCACGGCAAAGTTGAAGGTGGGGACACAGGGACTTTTGGATTTCACAGGGACGATGGGAAACTCGACAAAAACGGTAGGGGACGGAGTGCGCCCGCGGATTGGGTGCAGGTGGCAATCGGCGGAACAACGTACATTTGCCCGCGTACGCGGCATAGGAGGCAAGAATATAATGGCAACACTAACAATCGCAGTGGGAGCATTGACAGCCAACTACACGGCTACAAACGCCAGCGCCACGACGGTACTGACAAACTATACAGCGGCTTACAATTTGGACCCTGATGGCACTGCCACGCAACAGGAACAATTGCAGGCTATTGTTGACCATCTGGCACAGCATATCAGTGCGGTCAGCCGGGGTTATCAGAGACGCAGCGCGAGGGAGGTTGCAGAAAACGCAGCCGACGCCACACCTGAAGAACTCGATCCAGGTGTATAATGACCCTACTATCATCCCATCACATTCCTCTACACTGGGGACAGGATGATGCTGCTCAATTGCAGCGCATTCGACCGCGCAGTGTAAAAGTCGTCAATCAGCTTGAAGGGAGAATGCGCGAAATACAACTGCTTTCGCCGAATAGTCTCTTTGTCTACCGGGACCATCCCTTGAGTGAACAACATGGCGATATGTTCCATGACCCGAAAGGGACAGGGATACGCCACGCTGATGATTGGGCGGATAAACTAAAGCGGTGGAATCATCCAGCACCCGATGTTCAGAAAATAGTACTTGGTATCAACGAACCACACGTCTGGGAGCCAGACGGCATCCGAATCACGGTTCTTTATACTGTGGCATTCCTGGACAGGTTGACAGAATATGGCATTCGTGGAGGCGCGCTCAATCTATCCGTTGGATGGCCTGCGAATACAGGCGAGGATATTCCCCCTAATTGGGAACCGTATAAACCAGTTCAGGACGCGATAAGACGGGGCAATCATATCCTCTTTCTGCACGAGTATTGGCCACATGAGGGTATAGACTATAAAGTGGGGATGGTTGGCTGGACGAGCGCTACAATGCCCGTGGGATGTGCCTATTATCATTGGCGAATGTGGAATGGAAGAACGCGTCAAGCCGGTGGAATTATCGTCAGACCGAGTGGGGATGGCGAAACTGGCTATCCCCAGGCGCATATATGGAACAGTTATTGGAATATGAATCGCGAATGAAGAAGGATAAGCGCATTCATTCACTTCAAGTTTTCACGTGGGATTTTTCCCATCCGTTCGATTCGATGAATATTCGTCCTATGCTGAAAATGTTTCCGGCGAACAACGGCTGGGACAATGCCCTGTTCAATGATCCGCCACCTTCACCTGATTTTGCCGAACGCTTACTGGCAGAAGGACAACGCCAGCAATTGATAGAGTTCAATCCCAATGCCGCGCTCCAAAAAAGAATAATGGCAGATGGCTTTGTTCCCAACAGCCCGGAATTTCCTTTTGATGAATATGTAGCCCAGCGTTCGGAAAACCTAGAGAATGGTCAAGTAAGGATATATTACGTTTCCCCAAAATCCTGGGGAGATATATACTATGTACAGCGTTGAAATTAGTTCAATAGCATCAGGAGCATGAATGTGACACAGCAAGAATTGCAGGCGCTCGTGGAATTGCTTAATCGTTGTCCCATGACCGGCGCGGAACGGATATGGGTGCAGGAGCTCATCGGTCGTCTAGCCGCGGCTATAGATGAAGAAAAACCAGAAGGTGAAGAAAATACTATCGGCGAAGAATTATAACGGCTGAAAGGAGCCAATGATGACATTGCGTACCGGGAAAATGCTAATTCTATGCTTGTTGGCTTTCGACGTGTTTGTGACAATGTTGATGGAGAATGTTCTCATGGCCAACAGTATCAACTGGAATATATGGCCAAATAGTATCAATTGGAACGGTGGACCGGCTGATAGCGAGGAAACGTAATGAGAGGCCGAAAGCTGTGGTTGGCAGTTACTACCGTTCTTCTGCTTGCAATCCTGGCGACATGGTATTTTTCGCCTGACACAATACTCTGGATTCTTGATGGCGCTTGACAAAATGGCGTCTGATGGCTCGGATAACCTGCCGTGAGCAGGCATATAGAGGAGTCAAACTGTGCTGAAGATATTATTGGTTGACGATGATGCAAGTCAGCGTCGTTTGTTTGAATACAATGCACAGTTAATGGAAGACATTAGACTGATGGCAGTGGACCAATTCACGGCCCAGGTTATGAATTGGTTGTACTACGATTTGATTGTTGTCGATGTTATGATGCCGGTGATCGATGGCGCAGAATTATCACGTCAATTTATCGAGAAATATGGGGATTCCTTGCCGCCTATAGTTCTGTTATCGGCTATGCCCCAAAGCGAACTACAAAAATTTGCGGAAGGGCTACCGGTCCAATGTTTGACGAAATCAGGGAATCCCAAGCGGATATTGAAGAACATCACCAGCTTGGCTATGGTTCAAGCGTCCTAATCATCGCGCCCGGCTCCGAGTTGCAAGTGCTTGCTGAACTTATCACTGCATCTGGCGGGAATCAGCCAACAATCTTGCATGGCATTGTTTCCCATCGGGAAGTGCTGGCGACTATTCGTAGACAACATTTTGACATTATGCACTTCGCCGGACACGGCGATAGTATGGAGTTGGAGTTATCCGACGGTCCACTGGCTGTTGAAATGCTGGCCTCAGCCATTGGCGAAAACCGCACAGAACTCATTATCCTAAATGCTTGCAGGTCTTTGCCAGCAGCCGTCACGTTACATGCTCGCGGAATTTCCTATGTGATTGGATGGCGCGATGACGTGCATGATGTGGCAGCAGAAAATTTTGCCGTTTCGTTCTTCAATACACTACGGTTAAACGGAGACGTACACCAAAGTTTCGACACAGCTTCTCAAATTATGCAGAGGTCATATGAGGATGAGGAGCCACCTATGCTACTAAATGGTCAATTCAGTAAAATGCAGGGGAAAATTGATTCCTTGCAGAATCAATTACTTCACACGTCTGATAGCGATGTGCTTTATTGGCGTATTGGCACTGTCATTGCCGGTCTTATCGGCCTAACAGGAGTAGTCTTGGCACTTATGCACTAGATTACAATGCCCGTTTCAGCGTGGACCAAAAGTCCGTGTCGACGCTACGCTCCCATGTGTGCATCATCGGATCATTATTGTCGATAAATTCTGAGCCAATACGCAAAATAGCCCAAAGCGCGCCGTCCACTACGGACAAATTGCGAATCCACTCGGACACGATTCCATTGAATCCGGGAATCAATGACACCCCAATTCCCACCACAGCCACCAACACGGCATAACGCACTTTACTGTAATCCACCATTTTTCACCTCACCTCAACAGATACCAGACTTCTTCTCTAATGAAACGACCGGACCGACTATAGGCAATGCGTTCTTTGGCGCTTGACGCGTCAAGGACACTTGTATCACCCAACCTTATACTATCGCGTCTTTCCCCCAACTCAAAAGCAGACAAAAGTACGGAGTTAGGTTTTTTCTTTTGTCCTTTGGTTCTGTAGGATATTCCGTGCTCATGGCAGAATTTTCGCCTGCCATAAGTGGCAAGCCACGTGTAATGCGTAATGGTGTCACGATTGACAGTATAACTGATTACGATACCATCATCGTTGCGGAGAGCAAGCAATTCCGCCTTCGTTGTCTCTATCACCTCCTCGCTTGGCTTCTCTCGTTTGGCAACCCTTCGTCCGCGCTCGCGTGGAGCAATATGAGGTGCAACGGCCTCCCGGAATCCCGGCCATCCTCCGAATGTTTTGACCACTGATGAATGTCCAGGCATACTTTCGTCTTTGGTTTTCACGTAGGTGGCGATAGTGGGGAACCGCTGTTCGCCATTGACCTCCTCGGTATGCGCATTAGCCCAAGCGGTTAGTTTTTTGAGTATGGATGGTGATTTGGGACAGTGCTTTACATGCCTTGCAAGATGGTTCGGCAGATACATAATCCCGCAATGAGGACATTTCTTCATCGCTGGTCACTCCTTCGTAGCCTCCATATATCATTGGTCAGTCTGCCAATCTCTACGCAGAGGGCGGCCCACTTGTCCGTATATTTCTTCGTTTTCCGGCGCTCCGCCTTCACATTATCCAGATTTTCAGATAGTTCTTTCTCTGTCATTCGTCACCTCCGAACGCCTTTGGCGCTATCTGATGGAGTTGCTCAAGCACCTGCACCGCTACGTCCCGGACCTCCCACTGGGCGTTTTTGGCGGTCCCGTAGATAGATGAAATGGTTCCACGCTGCGAAGTTCATCGTCACCACGATACGCGTTTCGGCTGCGTTGGGTAGCAAGAAGCGGGCGTCCTCTTTGCGAATGCCCAAATTACGCAGGGCGATATAGGATCGCTCGCTTTCCTTCCAGAAGTCGTCCATGATTGAGGCGGCGCGGTCGTTCTCGGCAATTGCGGGCGGAATGATAGCATCCCNNCCCCCTTTCGCCCAGGTCCACATACCTCTCGTGATTGTTGCGAGTGCGAACCCAACCTATGCCTTACGATTTGGTGCGTACACGCTCGGCTGATTCCCTCGAAATAGAAAAGTAGCCGTGCCGTGCCGAAAAAGATGTTCGGCTGATAGGATTGGTATATTCGCCCCCAGCAATGTAATTCGTTGTTGTCGCCGTGCAGTCGTTTGTGCGAAACAGGTGGCTTGGGGATAAGGCAATGATGCGTGAGTGGAATGAAACTCAGCGAACACAGACGGCGCAATAGCGGTCAGGATGGGGAGAGCGTCTAGCAGCATTGAGCGCCGGAAAAAATCCAACCAAACGCGCAGATTTCCGCTGACGTATTGCTTCCCCGCTCCATTCATTTCCTGACATTTCACAGTGTCTATTTACTACGCACAATTTGTGCAGGCCAAAGGAGTTTGTAAAAAAATCATCTAGCTCGGACTGGAACATCACCGTAACGACCACATGTTCTATAATATCTTCATGCCCTTCACGAATACGGTCACGCAAGAAATTAGGGGCATGGCCCATTTTGGTCGTGGATTTGTAGCAAACTCTTCCAGCATATTCGCAGAGGTTTTCGGCAAATGTTCCCATGCCGTCAAACACCGAAAGCGAGTCCCCTTCTACATTAGCCAAGTTCGGCTCGGTTACTGATACGAATTCCACATTCATTCCATCATCCCCTTTGTATAGTCGGTGAGTCTGTATCCCTGTTGTCGCTGCCACGCTTCCATTTCCGTGCTGGAATTAGCATACGTAAGCCCTTCTGTTTGCTGCGGATAAATGTTGTGCTCCTCCTGCAAATCCTGGCGCGCCGATTCGTTGATACGCCGTTTCTCCACATCATCCATGTGCAATAGAAGACGAATGGCCATAGCTGCGGTCTGGACTGTTTCCGAATGTATGTGAGAAATACCACCCCGCCCATGCATTGCGTAATTATTGGCAGCTTTCACGACCTCGCCCGCTTCTTCCGCCAGAATAGACGCTGCCCAGACGTGATCGCCTCTATGCCCCTGACTCGGCCAAACGGGATAACGATGCTCGGCGCGAGCCAGTTCCGCCAACACTGTCTGGATGATGAGGTTGAGTTCGTCAGTTTTTGCCATTATTCTGCCTTCCACGGATACACCGTTTGTGGCCCGCTTGACTCCAAACGAGCCATCTTCTGTTTGAGCGCTACATTCTCTTCATTGAATTGGGCGGCGATTCGCTTCAGCGCCACTATCTGTTGTCGCAGTTCGGTGATGGTTTCCTCTGCATTCGCCAGAGAAACCTCCATCATGCCGATGATTTCGCTATCGTTCAACTGTCAGCCCTCCAATTCTCGATGGTTTTTTCGAGCTCTGTGACCCGGTTCTCCAGCTTCATCACGTCAGCGGACAGGCAGTTGATGACAGCCTGCATTGCTATAGCCACCGGCGCTATATCCGACTTCATTCCCTCTATCGTCAGTGGGCGCGTCGGTGACGATGGAACGTGCTCGTTGCAGTATCTATTTGCACCCTGAAAATACGTGGCTCGTTTTATGCCGCATACCTGACATGGCTGGTTCATAGCGAATCCTCCCATTTCATAATGAAGATTGCTAGTACAATGACGCTAATAATAATCCCGACCAGAACCCCAGCGCCGAATAAAATCACGGTTGCACATCCTTTCCTGTCCAAACATACAGTAGCCATTTTCGCAACTCATCCGCCGGAATATCCTCGCGGGCAGTGTTCCCACCTTCTAGGGCATACTCCATTTCCTGTAGGCGACGGAAAAGGGTTTCTCTGTCGTCAATATCGCTGCTTACTATCAATGCCGACATTATCACAGCGCCAAAGCAAGTGCCAGCACCGAAAATCAAAAACCCCCAAATAGCATTCATGATCCACCTCCTAGATACTCCTCAATCACCCGAATCGCTTCCTCTGCGCCCCAGCAAGTAGCGGTCTTGTAGCCGTTGATCCCCAACCAGGCCAACCAATCTCTCTGTTTTTTCGTCGGCTTATTCCTCCCATACTTCATTTCAATCCATAGCCCGCACCAACCGCTCACTGGCCAGGGCAGAAAAATATCCGGTACACCAGCTTTGACACCCTCGGCTTTCAATCGCCCCGCTACCGCCGGATGCCTATGCCCACCATTGGGGATGGCGAACATACGCGACAAACAAGGCCAACGTCCTACATTTAGGCTTGCCCACTGGAACAATGTAACCTGCTCATTGTGTTCACTGGATGGGATATTTGCAGCTTTGGGCCTTATTGCGCTCGTGTCGCTTATCACCTCGTGTGTTGATAGCGCCTGTTGCAAATCAGCCTCAGTCAATCTTGTCATTTTCACTCTCCATGCAATTGTTTCACGTGAAACATTTAGCACTCGCTTACCGTGACCAGAGTCGGTCCGTTCCAGAATCCCAGCGCCGTCCAAGTATTCCAATCAATATCAATGAGCCATCCCTTGTCGATGAGCGCCTGCCTATCCCCTTCGGCGGCGCTGTCTACAACCCAGAGCGGTCCGTATCCGTTGACGCAAACCGTCCGTCCCAAATCGTCAGGCCAAAGCATAGCGGCGTAGCCTATACATTCCCGGCAGCCGTCCTCGTCGATGTTGCCGTTCCGTATCTGATTCTGAACGACGCGGGCGAAGATGCCGTCGCCATAATAGGTCGCCCAGCCCCGCGCCGGCAGTTTCGTCACTGTTGCCGAATCCGCAACATATTCGTGGTATGGGTTCAATGTTGCGCCTAGCGGCGGGACAGGACGCAATACTGACACGAGAATAAATACCAGGATAGCCATTTTGCCACTTTTCCCTAGACTACTATGTGGTTTGCGGGAGATAACCCTTCTGACAGGCTGGATTACATGCCTTGCGCTTTTTCTCTCGCTATTCTTAGATTACTAGCAGACTCAGTTGTTTTCGCCACAGCAGGGTTTCTAGCGACGCAATAGACGAAAATGGCCTATGATACCTTTTCCCCGTAAGAACGCCCAGAACCCCCGTTTTTTTGCTTCTGGAGCGAATCCAGAACTTCTTCATCCCCCACCTGCTCAAAAAACATTGTCACCAAAGATTCGTAGTAGTCTATGCCGATGCAATCTCGTAGGATTTCTGCCAATTTTTCTTTTTCCGACTCATCGAACTCAAATATGTATTTCATATATCCCGCCTAGAATAAAACCCCTCCACGTTCAAGCAGCCAATCCACGCCCGCCTTTGCAGGCGCTTCGTCGGGCCAACGAAAAAGTATAGACCTGACACCGACTCGTAACAGATCGTTGGCAATGGCTGGTCCTGCCGGAACCGGCTCTTTCTTTCCCTTCCACTCTGCGATCAGCGACCTATGGTGATTGCCTGCACCGTTGCCCACCAAGTCCTTATCAAGAGCAACGATCACCTGCACAGGTTTTCTACTTGCTAATTTCGTCGCCCATCTCTTATCCCAGAGGGAAACACCGCCGATGGCCACGGCTGACCATTGTGGATACTCCTGTTCCAACCACAAGGCATCCACATAGTTTTCGCATATCCAAACTATGCGATTTTCCGGGAGATTGTCTGCGTTGAAGAGAGCCGCGCCGGAACCAGACGCACACACCCACTTGGCTCCATAGTTGCCAGTATTACGTCCATGTATGCGAATAAGCGCGCCATCCTCGTAGACTGGCACAGTCAAAAACTTTGTCTTACTCATATACCAATCATTGTCACCCCAAAACGGCAATGATCCATAGCCTAATCCATTTTTCTCAATTGTCTCTTGCGTAAGTGGTTTATACAGCATCCAACGGTGGTAGCGTTCAGGGTGATTTTCGTAGCGGTCCAGAAGTCCCCAGGGGTTGAGACGCCATCGAGCGATTTTCCTTTTCGGCTTCTCTACATAAACAGGGGGAATATATTCACCTATTTCGATGTGCAATAACTCTGCTAATTTGTCGAGACCTCCACCCCAACCACAAGCAAAACATTTAGCTCCTAAATTTGAGTATCCGAAATGCGTTTGACCTTTTTTAACTAGTTTGCCGCAGTTGGGACAAGTTGCATTAAACCATCCCCGCTTAGTGGGTATGCCATGTAGTGCGGTGTGAACTGCGGCGAAAGCATCAGACATACTGTGTCGCTCCTATTCAAACAACGATAGTGTTCTCAATTGTTCTGTTTTCAGGCAGTGCGGGCTAAACCAGATTATTTCTCTCTTCCTGTTCTCCAATCCTTTTCCATTTCCTTGCAAACCATATCCACCACGCGCCGACCACCTAAAAATTTCCCAGGATTCAGGCATCCGATGTTCATGTTCGTATCCACATAATGCAATTCTGAACAATGGATTATCTCCATTGGCAATAGCCCATTCGCGTACATCGTGAGCAATTGATATGCTATCTTTTGCGTATAAATTATTTGTTCGACCAGCTGTATTTGCATAAGGCGGGTCTAAAAAAACTGCGGTCATGCCTAATTTCACAGTAGGACTATTGCCAAGAATTCGTGTCCAATCGCCGCAGCAAACACGCACACGACGCAAACGATCTGATAACTTCTGCATCATATCCCGTATGTGCTTGGAATATACCCCACCTTGTCCGGCGTCCCCCAAGTGAGGCAGTTGTCGATTTACACCACGTCCGGCGTCCCCCAAGTGAGGCAGTTGTCGATTTACACCACGTCCGGCGTTCCCCTTTTCAAGCATTCCATCAACTATTCTCCAGGGGCCCCTACCGCTGCACCAACCACTTCCTATCCAACTACATATTCCCCAACACCACCATCCAGCCACTTTAACATCATAGTATTCTGGATCGGCATGTAGTTTCTCTGTGAGAGTATTTGTTTGATTTACAAGCCAGATATGACGAGCCAACAAATCATTTTCATTCACAGGCCAATCTACATAATATGCTACGGCTTCTGGGTTGGATTTTACGGCCNGCCAAAAATTAGCTAATAAAACCATCAATATCATTCACGGTTTCTATCTTGGGCTTGTGAGGACGGCCTAAAAGAATTGCTCCACTTCCAAAAAATAGGTTCCACATAGTTAGGAACGTCGCCAAAACGATTCCAAACGACTGATGCAACGGATGATTTTCCACCGAAATAAGGATAAGGAGATTTAAGCATATTCCACTGGACCTTTTATGAGTTCAGGCTGGCGTATAACGCCAAAATTATCTATTTCGGGGATGGACTCACCACTTCTCACTTTGACGACTATGGCGAGCCACGCGGCTGCCTCTGGAGTCGCTCCGTGCTCTTCAATGATGGAACCCAAGTGCTCCACAATGCTAATGGGTGGCGTGTAATCTGTCAGAAGTTGCAGGACGGTCGCGATTGGGCGGGGTGAATGCACCAAATCTAGCCAATCAGCGGCCTCTTTCGTTGCCCCTGATTCTGCCATGACTGAGCGCAAATAGACAACCACGGATTTTGGGGGTAAATACCAGTCACGAAGTTCAGATAGCTCATTCACCGTGTTTCTTCCTATGGCACTCTCTGCACAAACAAACAAGATTCATCGGACCATATCCACCGCCCTGGCTCACCGGCCTCTTGTGGTGAACCTCCAACCATGTCCCCCCGTAGCTGGCCCTTCGCCCGCACTCCCTGCACTTGTAATCATCCCGCTCTTTTACAATGGCCCGCAACACACCCCAGCGTAAAGAATCTGCGCCGTATCGGACGCCAGATTTCATTGACAGCGAGACAAGCCAGGCCAGGAACGTGCAAAAGAGATATTTCACTCGGTTTCGCCAGCAAGCTCCAAATAATGAAAATGTATTTTTGACATGGTTTCCCTTTCTATATTTTGCGAATTCCTGTCCCTATTTTACCGGAAATGCGTTCTTCTTGCTTGACGATTGGGCTACGATTCCCCTACGTTATAGGCTAAACCCGATTTGTGTTCCGCCGATCCGTTCGGCGGATAATTCGTTTATGTACCCGCTTGAAATATCCACCCCGATATAGGCCCGTCCTAAATCAAGAGCGACCGTCCCCGACGTGCCCGATCCGTTGAACGGGTCGAGAACAGTGGCCGGAACCGGGTCCGCGGATGGGCAGTCGCAAGTGGGTTGCCAACCTGTTGTATTCCTTTTCACCAAATGCGTAACGCCCAACGTCACCTTTTCCGTCCCCCCGCTTGTTGCCCCAGCATTTCGTAATTTTTGAGATGTAGTTTCCTTTTCGTTGTATTTTTCTGCTACCCGCTTCACAATCCGTTTCCACGGCGCGCCGCAAGCAGGACATACGCCGCGGGCAGAAGTTCCGGCTAAAATCATCGGGCGCACCAAATCAGGCGGCCAGCAAGCGAAATGCGCTCCTTTGAATGGACGAGTGGACGCATTCCAAACTGTGCGGAGATTGCGCCCTGACGGGCTTCCCTTACCCTGCATCTTGCCGCCATCTTGCCGGCCATCCTCGGCAGTCATATATTGAGGTCCTACGTTTTCCTGCCACCATTTACGTGTAGGTTTCACCTTCACGGCATCCGCATCGTAAAAAATACCGCTGATTTTTCGTCAGCAGGTAAATGTATTCATGGGCCTTCGTGGGTCGGTCCGTCACGCTCTCAGGCATCGGATTTTTCTTGGCCCAAATTATGTCACTTCGCACCCACCAGCCGTCAGCCTGAACGGCCAGGGCAAAGCGTTCCGGGATAAGACAGAGGTCTTTGGGTTTGAGCGCGGCGGCATTCCGCCCGCTGTATTTCGGCTGGCCCTCACGCAGCCCCCCGGTGGAGTAGTCTCCACCAGCACCACCAGACCCCGTTGTAACTATCACCCAAATTCACCCAACACGTCCCGTCATCCCGCAATACTCGCCACATTTCCCGCATAACCAGCACCAGATGGCCGATAAACGCCTCCGGTGTGCTTTCTTCGCCCAGTCCACAAGACATGGGCGGGATTGTGATAGCAGATAAACCGGGCATGGGCGCATAGTCCACAGCGGGCCAATTGACACTTTGGTCGCCTGCG